GTTTATCACAGACCCTGTATGCGCCTAAGCGTCCCTCTTATAGTTGTTACCCTAGACTAAGTGGTTACCGGTCAAGCCGGGCCAGGTCTAGGACTATAAGATACTTGCTTAGCGCGCCGAATTCAAGTTTACTTGAAATCTCATGGCCGGATTCGAAATCGAGCGTTAAACCGCTTGAAGACTAATGCGACCACGTGGGCCCTTGTACCTTGGATTCGCGCAGCGACCCGATCAGAGGAAACTCTGAAAGGATCGGGAATGGCAACCAATGGATACCTCAACATATGTTTTGTTGGGAGATCCGGTTGAAAGTCGAGCGATTTCGTCTGGTAAGACGTCTCGCTGACCCGACCTATTCCACTAAAGAGTCTAGCCACTGCCTGCTCCCTCTCGTTTAATAGACGAGTAAGGGACAGATACAGCGGGTGAAACTCCTTTATGTCTGCTATTCGGAGATGAGCTCCACTCCCTAACCGTCTTACCATCGCGTCTACTTTTGTAGAATGCGACGCTAATGCGGTTATCCCATCCTTTAATATTTGAGCACATGCTCGGTCGGTCGCCTCTATGAAAATTTCATATGCAGACTTTAACCGGTTAAAGTATGAGCTCTGCCCATTACTGTCCGCCTCTGCGAGCAGCAAGAAAGCTTGCGCTTTCAATGCCACCTCGCGACGAGTATCGGACATAATCGGCATATTAAGGAATCGTCTCGCCTTCGCCACTAAACTCTTAAGCTCCCTAGGGAACTTGGAGTCGTGGAGACTGCGGAACAGGGATAATAAAAGCTCGGGATGGTCCGTTGGTAACGTGCTGTGTCAGCCTCTCTCCTTTGCTTGGACGATAGTGGCCATGAGCAAGTGATACTCGCTCTTAGTCTCTATCAGTCCTCGCATCGGGAAGGGAGTCACTTCCTCACCGGCAATGAATCACCGTTTTGCAAATTCAAACGAGTCGTTAGACACGTGAGATTTTGCTTCGGAGATTTCAACGCCGATTGAGGTCATGATCTCCTTGTAGGCCAAAGCAACATCGGTTCCTCTTATCACAATGTCGTCACCTAATATTAGGTAACCCAATCGCTCGTCGGCTTTAGCGCAACGAGCCTGGGCCATCCAAACTATGAAGTGATGACAAAGTGTGAACGCACCCCAAGAAGAATAAGCTCCTAGTGGTTGACCGACTGCGTAACGCAGCGATTGACCGCATGGAGTTCTAAAATCTCGGGATGTTAACAGCCTCGATCATGCATCTGCATACTCTTCACCCATAAAAGCCTCGATCATCGCCCTTTGCAAGTGCATTGGGAAACGATCGGTAGCGGCTGATAGGTCGAATGAGTAGTACGGACCTGGTCTAGAAGCGATTTGGTCTCACTTGCTAGCCTGGCTAAAGGTGCAGTCCTCCGGGATTCTGCTAAGCACGTTGAATAATTCATCGTGCAGCGGTTTCAAGGCGGTCTGCGTCCAGTAGTCCACAATAGCGAAGGGTCGCGTCTTTCCTTCGAGATCTTCCTTTAAAGATATTCTTGAGTGAATAAATTTATCGGAGATATCGTCGGGTTGAAGCGCCTCGATGTATTCATCGATTTCGCCTCCTGTAAGAGTAGATAGATCTTCGATCATCTCCTCGGTCAGGGCGTGTAAGTCCTTGATACATGACAGTGTGGCCACTCCGTTCGGACCAGCTTTCGTAGAGAGATGGAATTCCTTCCAAACGGGAGGGTTCCAGCTTATTCGGTTATGATTGGACTTTATGAAGTCTTCGATTGCTCTGAAGCCGATCGTTGATTTCACGGGGTCCGTCATAGTAGAATAATTAGGCGAGGCGGGTAGCGTATAAGCTCGTCCTAGCGTTAATAGCGTTAGACAGAGTCTTAATGCGTCCGCGTCTCGGGATTTGATTAGTGGTATCATTGGTCCTAAGACCTTTGGTAATCCATCTTTTCTCATTCCGAGCCTCTCCCCAGGGAACAGAGGGTGTCCAGAAAGGTATCGTGTGACGCATAATCGGATAAGTTTTATCCTTTTAAGCGTCCATGGTAGTCCATTATTCTCGACGTGTTTATTAAACACACCAAGAAAATGGTTAACCACTTTGGTACCGTCTTTGACTTTTGGCAAATAATACTTGAGTAACCAGTCGAATAAATTGGCGAAATTGTATTTATTGTTGAAAGCATTAAGTTCTTATGAGGTGTTCGCTTAATCTCCGAAGTGTATGATTCAGTCCTTTGTGGGTGAGGGCGCTAGCCTTCCACGAAAGTGGAGCTGGTCGCTCCTGACCTTCACATAGGGACCTCGGGGTTAGTAGAGTTCAGCCGGTACTGCTTGGGCCCCCGTTTAAAGGAGCGGGCGGACATAATACCGAGGGGTAGTGATGCACCCCTTGTTTTACCAAGGACATGCTGCGCCTAACCAGGC